TAATGTGTTCGTTGCTAAGACAACAAATTTTTAGATGTCCAGAAGTTCCAACAAAGATATGACGCCATGGATAAGCACAAAAAGTTTTAGACATAATTTAACAATTCTTTTGGGTTAAAATAAGAATTAAATTTTTTTATAAAATTATGATTAAAATCAAAAAGATATTTGTTAAAATTCCAATCAGGTAATCCAAATTTTTTAAAAAGTTTATGGCTTAAATCACTTTTTAAACAGATTGGAAACGTAACATCATATTGTATTCTACAAAATTGTGTGATTTCATAATTGTCTCCGGGCTCTTTATTATTAAATTCATTAGTGGGCAACGCTATGGGTATTATTTTTCCTTCCTCATACAATCTCTGAAAATCTTCCAATTGTCTAGTAAATCCGCACTGGCAGGCACTGTTAAAAATCACTATAGGTTTTTTATAAAATCTTCCCGAAAATAGCAAGCCATCTTTTAAAGACTCTAACTCAAGTTCTAATAACTTGTCAATCATATTATTAATTATACAGCAAAAATTATATTCTTCGTTTCAGAGCGGAGCGGGCCATCTTCTTCACTGTATCGGTGCTGCCAATTTTATCGATATTCATAGCAGGATCTTTTTCTGCCTGTTTCTCTGTTTTTAGAACAATTTTTTCTTGATTAAAATCATCCACCACATTTTTTAAAGCTGTGCCTCGGTCATAGATGCTCTTGAATAGATTGTAATTGAAGGTGGGATAGCCTGTGTTCTTTATTATTTGTGTCAGAGCATCAAAACTGATCTCTGCTGTCTGTCCTTGCTCGTCAGCATCGCCTCGAAGATTCTGCAGTGTGTTAACGATCACTGATTCTAATTCGTTATTAGTGTTGTTGAGGAACTCAGAAAAACGCATGGGATTACTTCCCAGCTAGTCTTGAATAGATTCTTGTGCTGGCTTCAAAAACTTCTCTGCTTTCTCTCTTCTGTCTGCCTTCGGGTTCAGTGCCACCTGCGTTGGCATCTGTGGCTGCAAATTCATCTGCGGCTGGTGCGTTTAAAGAATCTAACTCATCCTCTGCAGAGTCTAATGGTTCATCCAGTGTGCCCATGGGTTCTGTGCTGGCAACTTCTTCGCCTGTTAATATTCTCACTGCTTGATCTAATTCTGTTCTTGTGGCTGTCAGTGTTTGTTCAGCTGATTCCAGGGCTGGTTTAACTTTCTGTGCGAAAGCATCTGCTTTGTCTGCTCCCATCTCATCTCTAATTCTGTCTGATAATTCCAGCATGCTCTCTGTTTTCATTGTGGCAAGATCTTCTAGATATCCTGTGACTTTGTCCATCATGTCTTTGGCAGCCAGTATTAATTCTGATTGCTGCTCGATGCCTTCCTTAACTTCTGTTTCTTTTTGAACCATTGCTCCAATTATGGCATCTTTGTCTTGTGGTCGGATTCCTGGAACCATTTGAATTTTTTTAGCCAGTGCTTGTTGTTGTGGAGATACTTGTGTATTAATTCCACCAGCAGCTTCTCGCACTGCTTGATTTAGAATATCCAACATCATTTGATGCTTGTGATAATTTTCATTTTTTAATTCCTGTCCAAAATGTTGATTATCAGTAATGGTGTGTATTTTGGTTCTCACCATGTTGGCCATGTCTTCCAATTGAGCTTGATCCATGCCCGTTAAATTTAAAGTTTGCCCAAATCTTGATTCGAATTGTGCCAATAAACCTTCTGTAGTGATATTTTTTGTTAGTTCCAGTGCTTTCATATGTGTTATTTAGCAGTGTTGGTTCTGAACGTGCTGTCAAATAAATCATGTATCCTCTGCTTGATAGCGTCCGCTTGGCGGTTTGCTTCGCGGAATTTGTTCTCGTATATGAATGCTTGATCGTCATCGCCGTTTTTTTCTGCTGTTCTCAGCTTGCCTTTGTAGCTCTTGATATCAAATATACGACTGGCAAATTCTGAATCCCAATGCAGTATGTTTTCTGGTACTATTTTACCATCTGCTAGATAATGAGCTAACAATATAGCACTCTGTTTGAGATGTATGTCTTCATACACAATTCGTGCCTGTATCATGTCTGCTATCACGTACACAAAACGAGTTTCATCCGCCCTACGTGGCACGATGGCTATGTTGCCGATCAAGATGCCTTTGCTGAATTGTTTGGGTAGGTGGCGGAATGGACGATGTTTCTCATCATGCTCGGCCAATGCCTTGAGTTTGTCGTCAAGGTTGTAGGCCGCTATCTGTCTCAGCAGTTCATCGCGATTACGCATATTCTATTATTCTTTTGTAAATCTTATATGCTTATTTAAAGCGTATTGTGTGTCGTTGTCAAGTTTTTTCCTCACCAGAATGCCTTTGTCGCTCAGTGTCTTGGCAGTGACAGCTTCTTCTATTGGTAATACACTTTGTAAGAAATGCTCATAGTTCTGCCACTTGTGAATGAACTCGTGTTGTTTTTCAGTGATGAATACTCGCACATGGCGAGATATGTGTACGTACATTCGATTATAGATTAACTGATTTTCATTAATACCACTACTATGGTGCTGAGTAGACCTGCCACCACAGTGCCAGCAGTCATTATGAGAGTTTTGCTCTGGCTCTTTTGTCCTTCAAGCACATCATCACTTAATCGTTTAAGACTGGTTTCAATAGCAGAAAGACGATCGTGTAAACCTTTATAACGCTCGGCGCAAAGGTCCACGTGTGCTTCTAAATTTGTTTTTTCTAAATCACTCATTAATTTTCTCAACTCTCGTTTTATTTCCGCCACTTGCGAATGTATTTCTCTTAACCGAGCCTGTATTGTTGCCATTGCTTCCTGTTGAGCCTATTAATGCTATTGGTGCCTTGAGTAACATTATTTATCTATATTTGGTATATGTGTAAAGTAGGTGTTTATCGTTTGTCTGTCCTGTGTTATGAATGCTGATGAGGGAAAAGTGGCGGTCTCTTTACAGAAGTTCACGACAGGTATGTGGTCAAAATCTTCCATCAGCTGTCCTGTTCTATCATTGTTGACGGCATACACATCCAATTGCTCTGTCTGCCAAACGAAAGTCCATATCATGTGACGACCTTCGTAGGCAGATCCAAATCGCCAATTTGCAACGTTTTCATGTGTCTTGATAGGTGGTTGCTCCCATGTGATGTTACCCCTAATTTGTAACAACTGTAATAGGGTGGTGAAGTTGGCCTGCTGATTGCGGGCAGTGATCAGAGAGTCTCTATCATGCACTAGTTCTCCTGATTTTGTTGTGAAAGGAAATTCGGCTTTTAACACCCCGTTCTCAGTTATGTCCACCAGTGTGTGTAGGGCAAATGTGTGCATGATTATTCTTGGTTCTTAACTCGATCCCAGTAGGCATAATCAGGCTCTAGATAATCATCTAACTGTTTTTGATATGGGGGATTCTTCTTTAACCATGCCTCGAGCTGGCTGCGTCCTTTGTCCTGCATCTTCTTTATGTCAGGATTGAGATATCTTGTATTCTTTATGTGAACCAAAGGTCCATATTGCCTCAACCTAAACTGCCTAGCAAATTTGTAGATCCTGTTGGGTAGGTCCCTGTCACACTTGATCAGGTGCTGTGGCTTGGCCTGATCCAGTGTCACTGATTGATTGATAGTGAATCTATTGAAGTGTGGCCATTGTGCCATGACCTTGTCATTCTGCCACCATGCGTACCATGGCAGATTGATCATCCATTCTCTAACACCACTCCACCATCGTTCCTGTGGTTCTCTGATCAAAGCGAACATCTCTGATTGATCCTTGTAAGTGTTTCCTGGTGTCTGCAGCTCTATGTTGCCATACTCGCGGATCAGCCATTTTCTAATAGTCCTGGCTGCGCAGCAGCTGATGTCCAGGTAGCGTATCCTGGTCTCTCCCGGCTGTGTAGACGTTTCCGGCAGTTGATAGATCAATGGTGTGGTCTCCCGCATCTTGCTTTCGGGGCCTAGTATGATCTGCAGTGTTTGTTCTATGGGTTCCGGCATCAGTGATATTTAAGTCAAACAAAAAGGGCGAACCCGATTATGGATCCGCCCTTTTTGGTAATTTAGTCTGTGACTAAAGACCCCGATTATGCATCAGCTCTTTGGTCAAACATACCGTAGATTGAACTAAGACCTGAAGATGTTACACCTTCTGGTAATAATGTTCTAATCTTTACGTGTAGTTGTCCAGTTGAAGAGTCTCCATCGATTACAGCAGCAATGTCTGCTTCGATGTCAGCTTCTGCGTCAGCGATAACTGTGGCATCAACGTCGATGTTGGTGTCACCTGCTGAGTCAGCAGCGTTGAATTGTCCCGGTGTACCTTCTACGATAAACTGGAAGCTATCAATCGCTTCATCTTCAGTGATAGATGCTGCTTCTGCGGCATCGTTCTCAGTGGCTTTGGCGCCCAGTCTGTAAGACGCGGCTAACAAAGTACCATTCTTGTTGACAACTTTAGTAGTCTTGTCGAACACTGAATCCAGAGCTTCTGGAGTTGTGTTTGAACCAATGTCTTCTCTGTTGAAGATAACTTCAATGAAAGTTAAACCTTTTCCATTGAACGCTTGTCTTCTTGTTAGGTCAGACGATCTATTTTGAGTAATAGGCATTTGTGTTTCCTCCTATTATTCTATTAAGCAACAGCAGCGGCAGTCAAGATACCAAGTTTGGTAGCTGTGGCTGTGGCGCTAGATAGGTCGATAGAATCAACTGTTCCAAGTGCTTGGATAGCTGATGTTAAAGTTCCTAAACTAGAACCTGCTGTTGTGGTTGTTAATGTGAAAGAACCACCAGCTGAAGCTGCAGATCCAACCAATGAATCAGCGTGCTCAACCATGTAGGTCTTTTGTGTGTTGCTGTCAACTAAAGGACCAGCACCTAAAATATTTGCATATTTTTGGATGGTCAATTCAACCACGTTCTGTGTTGAAGCTTTAGCTGTTTTTGCGTTCACTGCACTGATGTAATCCACTGTAAAGAATTCGATATCCTTACCGATGAATTCCACGTTAGTTGCGTTGAACGTTGTGTTGCCTTCTCCTCCGGCAACGGATGTACCTGTATAGGCCATTTTTTTCTCCTTTTTTCTCGTTAATGGCAAGTCACCGCTCCGGTGACATGTTGCAAGTATTTATTACCAATATTGGTAAATTCTGCTGTAATATAATGATTTTGCTTAAGAATTGTCTAATTTGAGCTCGGTCTGAGAAACCACTGACAAGGAAACCGATTTACTGTTCACTCCCACGGTGTCGCCCATGGCTCTTATGGCCGCCTGCAGTGTGGCTGCTGTCCAACCAGATCTCTCCATGGAGATGTCTATCCTACCGGTAGCGGCATTGTCTATTCTTTGATACAGGATAGTTCCGCGTTCCAATATAGTTCTGATTAGATTATGCATGGTCTCATTGAAATCTAACTCGGATCGTAGATCCAACACAGAACTGTCTGATTGCACAATAGTGATATGAAAGAACTGTACTTCGGCTCCGGCAAAATTGTCCGTGCTGCCGATGGCATTCGTAACTTTAAAATTCTTGGGCTCTATGGGCATTAGTTCTCTCCTCGCACTTCTTTATCTTGGCAGTGTTCACAAGCACAAGATCCGCATTCTTGACACTCAAAACATTCAGTTTTGCAATGATGTTCACAACTGCAACGTTCGCACACGCATTCTATCATGACAGTATTTATGGATCTATCAACTCAGCAAATCTGCATCGTAAATGGCAGGATTTTTTTGTGCAGACAAGGCCAGCAATCACAATCGGTGCATTCTTTACAATTGCCGCACAGTCTCTCATCACAGTGTGCAGCACAATGGCATTGATGACAACAGTCTCGATTGGAGTTTTCTTTTGTACTATTAGGATACATAATGTAGCAATACCTATATGTGAATATTTACCAAATGATTAAAAAGAACTTTTTTTTAACAGATCTAATGAAATTAGGAGATCACATAGCATTTGAAAATTTTATTAAATCTAATACATTAGAAGATCAAGAATCTGTTTTCACTGCAGATTATTATAGATTGCATACTTTCGAATTCAAAAAATTTCATAGAAAATTTGCCATTATTGATTACAGAGATCTTCATCGGGAAATATGGAATAACGAAGAATATCTTAAAGATTTTAATCACAGAATAGAAAAACTACATAATCTAGGTTTTATTTTCATAATAGGACATCCGTGGGAATCCATGCAGAACGTGGAAAATTGGTTTAATATCGACAGAGTACTTGCAGATAAAAAATTTATACATTGGTCCGGGGGAACAAGCTGGTTTTGGCATATGATGTTTGAAAAACATCATGACAAGAATTATTATTTTGTTCATTCTGCTAAAAAATTTGATTTTTTATATCTTAACAAATATCCAAGAAAACACAGGATATTACTGTATAAGAAATTACATGAGAAAAAAATACTAGACAACAGTCTTTATACTTTCATAAGGCATAATAATCAAAGATTGCCCAAAGAATATGAATTACCTTATATTGACAATAAAAATTATCCCGATTACGGACTCGACCAAGAAATATTTGAATTGCCATATAACCACTCCGCTTATAATATTGTTTCTGAAACTAACGACAATGATAATGACATATTCATGACTGAAAAAATATGGAAACCAATCATGGCAAAACAGCCATTCATTTTACATGGAAACCATTTATATTTAAAAAAATTAAAAGAACTAGGGTTTAAAACATTTGATAATGTTATAGATGAGTCGTATGATCTAGAAAAAGACAGAAACAAAAAAATAGAATTAATTACAAACTCTTGTCAAAAACTTTTAACAAAAGATTGGAAAAGTGTTTATGCTGATACTTTGGAACAGAGAGAACACAACTACAAGAATTTTTGGAGTAAAGAATCTTTAATAAAAGAAATTAATAAAACTATTTTAGGTTTTTTGGAATTTGCTGATCGCAGTTAGATTTTTTCTGCTAAATCCCAATCGGTCTACTAACTTAACTGCATCTCCGGCTGTGCCCACTGCTACAAATCCTTCTGGATCAGTTACTTCTAATCCTGCATCTGTCTGTGCAAATGTGCCAATAGCTGTGGCTTTGTTTAATTTTGCTAGTGTTAAATTTTTAAGTGCAATAACTTCTTTGTAGAATGCCATCATGGCTGCTAATGGTTTTTGCATCTGTTTTAGGAACACAGGCATGTCTTTCATCTTCTGCTGTCTCAGTTGCAGAGCTTTCTGTGCTTTCAATCCTGCTGCCTGTTGTTGCATTCTGCCTTGATAAAACTGTGCAAAGTCTTTTAGATACTGGTTAGTATCTGTAGGTATTTTGCCCTGTCGTATTTGATCATTAATGAACAGCATGAAGAAAGGCAGGAAGTCTCGGTTCACTCCCAACATGGCAGAAAGATTAGTTGGCACTTTGCTCAGCAATGATTTTAACTGCTCTATGCCTGCTGTGAATTGTTGTTGCTCTTCTGCGGTGAAGTTGGCAGTGCCGCTGACATTTTTATAAGTGGCATTGTCAAACCACACATCCGGCGTGCGAGTGAATGACTCTACATCTGCACCATACTGAGCTTTTAGATTGGCTATGGTATCTCCTGTGTAGGTGGTATGGAATATCACTCCCACCTGTGCTGCGGCGATCTGTTTGCCTAGGTCGCTGTTATCAGGCACTGCGTATGTGATGGTGTTTGGTTTGAAAGTTATATAATTCTCTCCTGACATGCTCTGTCTTGTGAGAGTATCTCTGTCAAACATGAAGTCACCCTGCACTATACCTTTGATGTTTAATTTTTCGAGATGCACCAGGCACTTCAATAATTTTTGTCCCAGATCATCTGTGCCGTGATTACGAGCAATGTCTTCTTTGGTGTAATTCAATTTGGGTGTCTTGGCAAATATACCTTTGGTGCCCACGAACCATCGGCCATTCTCAGGATTGATACCACACACTATGGCTGGTGCTCCGTCCCATTTAACTGACACGTTGATGGGTTGATCAGACGATCCTTGCAGTGTTTTTAGTATGCCTTGGAAATAATCTATCACCGCCTGGCCACCTGAGTGACCATCAGTTAGAATAATATCTTCTATGTGTTGCAGATGAGTTCTTTTAAACTCGTTGAGTACTTCTTCTATCAGCATTATTCGTCCTCGTCGCGGAGTTCACCCTCTTGCAATGATAGACTGCTTTTAACATCTTTGAGTTCTTTAATTTTGGTAACTCCTCTGCTGAATTTGTCTGGATCTAAATTTTTTATGGCTGCGTTGAATTTCTTTTCTAATAGGTATGCAGTCTCTTGATCAAAGTTTTCTCTGATATAGGTTATAAGATTGATTGCAGAATCAATAATGTGACTTGCTCTGCTTTCCACAAAGTTTTCTGGTTCTTTATTGACTCTTACCGAGCTTAATTCTTCCAGGATACTGCGAGTTTTTTTTTGCATATGAGTATTTAACTTATAGTATAGCACAATAATGTGAGTTGTCTATGCTCAAAAATACCCATATATTAGTTAAATACAGTATGATTTCAAATTTGATACAAGAAGGTAAAACTCTAACCATACAAGAATTAGATGTGTATCAGCAGAGCTTACTATTTGCTGAACTCAGCATGATAGCCTACAATTCAGACAAACAGGCCACAGCACAGGCCATGGAAATGGGATTCACAGCAGTGCATTTCTTTGATCACAAGGGTGCTCAAGGCTACACTTTTGAGACTGAACATGACCTAGTGGTTGCTTGTCGAGGCACAGAACCCACAGAATTCAATGATCTCAAAGCGGATATGAACGCACTGCCGGTTAAGAGTCAAACCATGGGCAGAGTACACAAAGGATTTAAATTGGAAGCAGATAAAATTTGGGCAGGTATCAAAGCACAGATAGAAAAATCAGAAAAAATGACATGGTTCACTGGACACAGCTTAGGTGCTGCCATGACCACACTCTGCGCCGCAAGATGTTTTTATCATGCTCCACATATCGTTATTGGTGCCATATTCACTTATGGTTCACCCAGAGCAGGTTGGAGAGGATTTGTTAATAACCTACATGTGCCACACTGGCGTTGGGTCAACAATGCCGATGCTGTGACCCGGGTGCCGTTAGCATCGATGGGCTATGTGCATCATGGAGATATAAGATACATCAACACCTTTGGCAATGTGAGAGAGTTCACATACTGGCAGAGAATCAAGGATAAGTTCCGAGGCATATGGAAGGGTCTAAAAAAACTGTCATTCAAGAACTTCAGTGATCACAGCATGACAAACTATGTGGCTCATATCGCTAAAAAGGTCAGCGGCGAAGAATATCCACAAGAATAATTTAAATTTTTCTATAAACGAAATATTTTCTTTGATTAGCATCATCTCGAATATCTAATACTTTGAGATTGAACTTTTCTGCCAAATCAATAATGAAAGGCACGTTCCAAGCAAAGAACTCTATCCAACGAGATTCTGGTCTATCATGCGACACACCTGGGTTTACTCTAAAAAATATTGTACCACCTTGTTCTAGTAGATGCACTGTTTTGGCTATTTCTGCTGTGATCTTATCTTGAGATCCAAAGTTAATAGAACCAAGACACAGTATCACGTCAAATCGTTGATTGGGCTGGAAATCCATTATGGATATTTTGTAATCGGCCCGATCATTGTAAGGGTCTATGCCGGTAAGATTTTTAATCTTGCCTTTGAACTCGTTGTATCCACAACCTACGTCCAACACCGATCTAGGATTGAGTGCATTGACTTCATCCACTAGCTTCAATCCTGAATACTTCCATTTCTTCATGTCAGGCTGCCATATTTTTGAGAAATAATTGTTCAGACATTGGTTGTCAATGTATTGTACATAATGTTCTATTGATGTGAATTTTTGATTGCAGTTTACATTAAATGTCTCTTTGATATAATTCGCAGTAATTCGTGAGATATCACCTTGAGTATCTAAAAGTATTTTTTGATATATTTTTATATTCATGAGTCTATCAATGATGCTTTTTTAGCTTGTTCGTCAAATTTTCCTTTATCTATGTCTTTTATATATTTGCTGTTGGAATCCTCTTTTAAATAATCATCTAACAGTGTCTTATGATTATATGCTATTGGAAATCCTATTTGTTTGCTGACTATCTTGAGATAGTTAGATCCATAAAGAAAGAATAATTCCTGAGAGATAAAATATAAATCATTACATAACGCATACAATTTCTCAAATTCAGTTAATGCTTCATTGTAAGTTTTTAGACCTCTCACACGTTTTTGTTGTAATTCTAAAATATTCCTATCCCTGCCTATTATCACTGTAACTACATCTGCATATTTTTTAGCTTCTGTAATAAACTCTTGATATTTTGGTAGTTGTGGCTTCTTATCTTTATAGTAAGGACAAGATATGCTAGTCACATAATGGGTGTTGTCCCATTTGAAATCTTTTAATAATGCTGGGTCTTGCCAGTACTTGTTAAATGGTTCTTGGTGATGTCCTTGCCACTCATCTTTCATCATTACCCATCCTTCCACAGTAGGATGCATGCTGAATATTTTGGCAAATAGATGATTACCGGACCCTTGAGGTCCAGTAATAATCAAAAGTTTAGGTTTTATTTTTTCAATGTCTTCCATTGGCTTATCGCTAATACTAACACAATCGATCCAAAGATTGCAATCAATGTGCCTGCGAGATTTAATGCCAGTATTTTGTTTAGATTCCCATAAACAAATAAAGGCAATCCAATTGCTATGGCTATCAATATCCCCCAAAACATTCCTTGTTCTGATAACAGCGATGGTTTCACTATGGCCAACATGCTTGGCAACCATACTGCGGCTCTAACTGTTGCGAAGAATAGAAAAATATGTAAAAGAGTAATACCTGGTATAAAAGCAATAGCTAATCCTGCAATTGCCAAAACGATCATGCCTAACCTTGCATACTTAATCACTTGCTGATCATCTACCTTATTCTTGTATTTGTTGTAGATATCGTGTCCGGTCATGTTGGCCACACTGGCAAATTGAGAATCTAATATGCTGACTAATCCTGCGAATACAATCAAAACAAATAATATTGCTGCGGTTGCTGGAAGAAATTTTGCAATCACCACAGCATTCGTTGTTCCCGCGAGATTGGCAGGTATCTCCATGGCTGAACCAGCAGCCACAAAGCCCAATAGTCCCATCATGACAGGAATAATTCCAAAAACAAAAGCAGCGATGATAAAAGATTTTAATACGCTCTCTTTTTTAATAGCAAACGCTCGTTGATAGAAACTGTTATCTCCCCACGGTCCTCCTAGATGTCCCAAGAATGCGGCAGCACCAAATGTTGCAAACACCATCCATGCTTTCTCTGTTCCAAAAATGTCAGCACCATCTTTTTTAATACCACCCAGCCCTGCTACCACTGTGTCCCATCCGCCTGCGGCATAAATCACTGCAGGTACTATGATTATAACACCTGTCCATACAACTAGTATTTTAAAAATTTCTGTTATCACCGTGGCTTTCAATCCCGTGCGGAATGAATAAGTTAATGCTATCAATGCCATAGCTATGGCACTAATTTGATAAGGTATGCCAGTTAAAATCTCAACTGTTTTGCTGCCAGCTAAGATATTGATGGCAAATGCACAGATAGCCAACACAATCATTTCTACTATATAAATGTTCTGCACTCTTGTGCTAAAACGTTCCTTTATAAATCCACTGAAAGTGAATCCATCTGGCATCTGTTGTTTTAATCTATTAGCAAAATATGCAAAGAATATCAGAGTAAGAAAATTACCTATGCAGAACCAGAACAGTCCCACCAAGCCATTCTGATAGGCCTGCTGTGTAGATATAAACAGCCCGGGCGCCCAGAGCCATGCGGCTGCTATGCTCAATGATCCTTGGAAAGTGTTAAGCTCTCGCCTAGCTACTAGGAAACTGGTTTTATTATCGTTGTAGCCGCGGCTGTACCAATAGGTCAGTGCGAAAACTACCAATGCATAGACCGCTAATATAGAGAAGCCGGTATCGATACCAAATAATGGTAAATTCATTTTTTTCTCCTTGTATTATAGATTGATTTAATTTTTATGTTGTGAACTTCTTTGAGAGCGTTACAACTGAATATGTGCAGTAGTTATCTGGTCAGCAGGATAACTAAAAATAATATGATGCCTCCACAGTTTGGTAAAAAATCACGCAAGGGATATATCTATCATCCGCACCATGACGAGCTGGACCGGGGCGACGGCCTTATAATTGTCTGCTTGCTGTTGGTCATATGGAGTATCTATTGGTTGTTGGTGCATTGGATGGACCACTTCATAGGCAATCTCATGGTATGGTGGGCGGAACCGCTTACACTGCTCGTGGCCTTGCCCGTGCTGGGATTCTTTGCCATGGTCATAGACAAGTATGACAGCTGGAACCCCTTGCGCTGGTGGCCCATGTTCTGGGGAACAAAAATCATGATAGACAGAGAATCAGACTGGCACATCGCTTTTGACAATGAACAATTCGTGCAGAACAATGGCGGTCCATACCATGTGTACTGTGGCTGGGACAGCAACGAGGACCTCTACGTCAAGTTCCGCCGACGCCGAGATGCTGTGGTTTATTCTTTAAAGAATTTCTAGATATTTTTTTCTAGCAAGGCGATTTTGTTGCTCAACTCTTTGACTATCTGCTGATAATCGGCTATCTGCACTTCTAAATTGCCCACTTGTGCTCTCAATCTTTGAATTTCTTGAATCTGTTCTTCCATTAACAGAATATCTTGCTCGGGATCTTTATCTTGTTCTTTCTTGTTGCCAAATATCTCATTATAATTCTGTCGATATGTTTCATCCACGGGGCGTGACTTGCCATCCCATGTTTTGCCATACGTGCTGGTCATTTCTTTTTCTTTGATTTGGATTTGGTCTTTTTCTTTTTGGATTTTTTTTTGGCTGCTTGGGCTACCTCAATACGTGCCTTCTCCCATTCATCCCATTCTTTCTGTTCTTCTGGTGATTTTTCTGGTGGCTCATTGTTATCTTCTTCCGCTGTGTCCGGCTGTGTGGCTTCTGCCTCAGCTCTTGTAATTTCTTTCTTCAGTTTCTTGCTCATGGTATTCTCATCCATGTAGCCCTCCATCACCCTGCACTCTTGACTGCTGCCGGTGCTGTCCTCCTGTAGGTATCTGGGTTCACTATCCGCATAGCTAATGGCATAGCAGATGTCCGATCCTTCTATCTGCTTGTAGTGCAGTTTCAGTTGCTTGAAATCCAGCTCGCCGGCTATCTCGATGTCATCGTCCACAGTCCAGCCGCCCTTGTTGCTGGTACTGCCCCAGAGATAATATTGGTTCTTTAGGGAGTCATGATCCACATCAATACACTCTTGGTCCATATACTGTATGCCCAACTTCTGTACATTGTCGTTTGACAGCTCTATAGGCTCGCGGAACACGAGGTGTCCTTTTTCGTCTCGTATGGCGTTGCCATCTTGATCATATTCATCTATGTGCAGGAAATTTGCGGACTCAATGGGAGCACCACATATGTGAGCTATATTATCATTTTCATACCAGTCTCTGTTGAAGCGTGCCTCTTCGGGTATGTTGTGTTCAGTCTCGTATTCAGCTCTGTCGAAGCCCATGAGATAGTCCGTAAGCTCCTGTTGCCTGTTCTTCCAGTAGTGATACTGATAGGGAGTGATGGTGCCCACCACTGTCTCTCCACCGTATCTCTGTATGCTGAATTTGTATTTTCTTACACCGTGCTTGATCCTGTCGATCAACTGCTGTTTCTTCTTGAGAGATACCTTTGCCATCAGGGCCTGCCCTGTCCCCTATAGATCTTGAAACTTCTCTTCCGGTGCTTGTTCATGGAAGATGTCTTGGTGTTGGGACGTGGCCTGCCTGAGCTGGTGCCCTTGGCTTTGCCTTCTGCTTTGGTGTTTGCTCCTGTGATTTTTTTTGCCATAATCATAAATTTAACACTAATTGACAAAGATGTCAATCCGTGTATAATAAGTATTTGCATGATCAAATATCAATTGCGTTGCAACAATGATCACCAGTTCGATGGTTGGTTCCCCAACATAGCAGAGTTTGAGCGTCAGCAGAAGAAGGACTTATTAGTATGCCCCATGTGCGACAGCAAACAAGTGGATCGAGACATCATGTCTCCACGCATTGGTAAAAACAAAACAGCAAAGAAGAAAAAGAAAGATTCCACAGATCAGATCACAGCAGATACCATGATACCGGCAGCACAGGCCAAGAACATACTGAGACGTATAAGGAAGCAGATCGTGACCGAGTTTGATAACGTGGGTGATAATTTTGTAAAAGAGTACAGGAAGCACGAAAAGGGCGATCGTGACGACAAATTCTATGGCACCCCCAATAAGAATGAAATCAATAAATTACTGGAAGAAGGCATTAATTTGTTCCATGTTCCGGACATAAAAGACGACGCTTGATCCTTTACCATGCCGCTAGAACAAAGCGGTTGACATATTTTCTTTTTCGTGTAAAATATATTTTTATATGTTATCAGAATAGTCTGATAGCAGTATTAACTAACGAGAAAGAGGACTACAATGTTTTTTAACTTATTTGGTAAGTCTAAAAAATCTAGCTCTACTTCTCACACTACAAAGGAAGAGAAAAACATGTCAAGAACTAGCAACTTCGTAATCTACACGAGAGAGTTCAAAACTAGAGCAAAACAAATTGGTGTTTTCGCTGAACCAGCATCTGCTTATATGGTTGATGGTGAAGTTCACGGTGGAAAAATCAAGTTCAAAAACTTGAACGTGAGAAACACTGCAAGAAAAACAGCTACTAACAAGCTGATTTCTAAAGGCGTTGATTTTAACGTGAATGTTTTGGGAACTGCTCCTAAATCATCTGCTTTATCAATCAAAGCTAATGTGATTTCTTTATTAAGAAAATCAGGAAGAAAAGTAATCAACTTTTCTGCATAATTAATCTCCGGATTAATTAATTTTAAAAAGGCGGCTTTCGGGTCGCCTTTTTTTATGACTTAAAAATTAATTTAAAAATTTGTAGTTGCCGAGATACTGCCATCTGCATGTAGCCATTCATGCTTGTAGACTTCCGTGCCTGATGCAAACATTACAGTTGCATCTGTCCAGGCATTTGATGCGGCTGTTATAAAACTTTGTTGATCTGCCTCTGTATTAAATTCCATAGTCATTTTTAAACCCTGATTAGCATCAGCTAGTGCATAAGTTCTAGTAGGGTTACCAGTATTATATAATGTATCATTTAGACTAATTTTAGTTTTAGCATCATCAACACTAATAAATGTTTGTAAAGAACTATCTTCATTTCTAAATCTAAAATATCTGTGATGTTTCCACGCATTTGCCATATCAATACTATTTATCTAGTATCTCCATAATATATTACCCTGTACTTTTTATTTTTAAAACATCTCCATGGATCTATTATTGTGTTGCCTATTACAGGCCGAAAATACAACTTTTGCTCATATTTTTTGCCTGTGTGGTCAAATGTTGTTTGAGGATCATGGGCCAGCACACACACGCAGTCTATTTCTTGATCAACGTTATCACCAGTTTCAATATCTGCATACATAATTTTTATGCCCAGCTCCTTGAGATAATATCCTAACAACAATGATGGGGAACCTGTGGTATATGGAACTGAGGGTTTATAGGCTCTGCCATTTATCACACAGGGCTTATTCTCTCTATGACACACATCGGCAATAAATTTGGCCATGTTGCGAGTTTGCTGTTCTCGGCTGTGAGATATTGCGGCAAAAAGATCATATCCTAAATCCAATTCTTTTGCTAGCCAGCTGAGTGCTATGTTGTCTCTAGGATGGCAAGCACCACCGTCACCCATGCCTGCTTTATAATATCCTTTGCCTGTGATCCTAACAGAGGCTTTTTTAAATGCATCTGTGATCTTGTCCACATTCATGTGTCCAATTTTCTGTGCCACATCTTGAATCATGTTAACCAATGATAGTCGAGCTGATATCATTGTGTTGTAGAATATCTTAAATCCTTCTGCTTCTTCCCAAGTGCCAGTCATCTGCTGAGCATTGTTTAATATCAGTTTCTTATAGAATTTAGACAGGAGCTGGCTCGCTATTGTGTCTTCTCCATGTTCAGTTCCTATGATCACCATGTCCGGATGTACCATGTCATAGGCTTCGGATCCCATGGCGATTAGATAAGGATTGTAAACGAATTGAAAGTTTCTAGTGTATCGAGCAAATTCTCTGCGTGTGGTACCTGGTAGCACTGTGCTGATCAATGACACTATCTGATTTTTATTGGCATATCGTTGACATTGTTTAAGGACATCAATCACTAATGAATAATCAAAATCTTTCACTGCTAGTTGTGTGGTGGGCTTGGATCCATCATAATCAGGATGATGAGGAGTAGGTACGGCTATAAATATTATTTCTGTGTCTTTAAAAACTTCTCGTATGTCTTGTGTTATTTTAACGTGTGCAGATACTCTGTGTTCCACGTCATATCCTATCACTTCGTGCTGTCTTGACATCTCTTCGGCACAGGGCAAGCCCAACTTGCCAAGACCTATAAATCCTATTCGCATTCTCTCTCCAAATCTAAAGTCACACAGTGAAACCCCCCACCCAATGTGCGTGAGTGTCTCAATTCTAATTCTATTACTCTAAATCCTGTGTCTTTTAATCTTTCTGTTAGTCCTGTCTGTATTTTGTCCACAATTACGGTTTCTGGATCAATAGATAATATATTTAGGCCTATCCATTTAGAGGCAAAAGGAAACTGATAGAAGGTTCTAGCAATCACATCATTGATCCATATCTTGCGATGCTGGCGCAGAAATAAAGGTAAACTATTATAACTTACTCTTGAAGCATTTAACATTATGGTGTTCTTGTTCAGTGATGCAATAGTAGAATCTATATGTGCGAAGGCATACACGTCTTTCCAAACGATCACTTCAAAGTCTGTGCCCACTTGCTGTTGCAACCATTCTGCTCCGGCTTGATTGCCTGTGCTGGATAATAGATACAAGAGTTTATCATCAAACTTACAAACATTGGCAGCATCAAACATAGGATCATCTTTTGTTTGTGGACGTGGTGCACGAATACATTTAACAGAGTTAAGTACAGGGTACAAATCCAGTTCGTTGGCTCGACTAGAATATTTTGTAGGACATTCAATAACGTAATTACCTACAGCTAATAATATATCTCGAGCAGAGTAGGACCAGTTGGGTTGTGTAATTGTTGGTCTATAAACAGTTATACCTTCTCTTTCTAATGTATCAACTAATTGATTAAGATCTTCTTCTGTTTCTTGTACAAGTTGGTTGGGTAGAAGTCCAGGAGTAAGTGTGCCTTTGTATGTGGACGAGACTATACTTGTGTTGAATTCGGAATCGTTTGTAGGCCAGGCAGATTGTTGGGCACTGCCCACAATGATGCTTCTAAGAGGTGAATATTCATTACGAGTGAAGACTTTCATTCTATGATATTTAATATGTAAATATGAGTATGGTATTTAAAATTCATACAATCGCTGGTAATACAGAACAGGTAGCAATATTGCGAAAACAGATCACAGAAGCACTGAATAAACACACAAATATAGAAGTCTATCTGCTACAACCGGGAATTATGTGGAACGATGAAAAAAAAAATGTTTTCTATACTGTAATAGATTTTATCAATGAATGGAAATCTAAACCTGTTTCTTTCTTTTCTAATCTTGTGCCTTTGCGAGAGACATTGGTTCCTTTTTCATATACAAACGATATGTTCTTTGCTGGGTATGAGTTATACAAAAAGAACAAAAAATGTAAATCGTTACTGTCATTATTAGAACCTATAAAAGCAGAAAGAAAATATTATTGGGATTTACTTTTAGGAGAAACAAGACCTAATAGAGATATATTGTATTCAATGATCAATAATCATCTTATACAAGAAAAAATCTTTATGACCTACTTTGGTAGAGACACATCTAGAGGACATTGGAGCAAACATGTGGTACGTCCTTGTGAACACACCGCTGAAACAATAGAGAATGTATATAAAAGTCAAATAAGATGCAGTGATTTAATTGATCCAGAAATCTACAATCAAACCTATTATACAGCCTTAATAGAAACTACTATACACGAAGATTTTGCTATGTTTTCTGAGAAAGAAGCCAAACCTATTGTGGCACGAAGGCCATTTGTAATATTTGGGTCACCTGGACACTTAGCAGCGTTTAGAAGTTTAGGTTTTCAATCTTTTGCTCCGGTTATAGATGAGAGTTATGATAATGAAATAGATTTAGAAAAAAGATTTCGTGTGGCTATAGAAGCAATGAATCAATTGTGTAAAAAAAATCCTATAGAAGTTTATAAACAGTTAAAAGATGTGCTAGATCATAATAAACGACATTTTGAAGAATCTACTTGGTTACGTTGCGTGGATTTTGACAAAGACCTGTAATCTGTAATACGTAACGATTCGTCTCTCCCAAATTGGCTGCCATGTGTCGAGTTCGTCCTTGCCAACTGAACCAACTGCCTGCGGTGCCAGAGCAAAATTTATTTTCAATCCACAATTGATGTCCAGGCTCGCTATCATGGAGCAACACTATTACTCTAACCACAGTCTCTGGATCTTGTACTTGTTTATTTTTGCTGTAGGTGGGATAGTTATCTTGGTGCCATGGTAGAATCATGCCAGGCCCATACATACTGAGGCTGCACACCAGCTCATCCAAACTAAAAAAATCAAATGCTCGTTCAAATATAGGATCCAGTTTCTCGGGTATATAAACTCCTAAATTATCTCCGTATATCTTATAATTGGCATCTTCAGTACTGAATCCATGTGTTCGATCTGGGTGCCTATACCACCCACTATCTTTGTAGTGCGAGGGATTCCAAAACACAGGTATAGTGCCTAATTTACCATTCCAGTCAGAGTATGAGTACTTCATAATGTATATAGATAATTATATTTATTAGTAATGAGAAAACCTAACAAAATAAATTGCGTTCCTGCGATTTGGGGACATCAAGGATCACCTGTGAGATTTTGTCTGAAAAGTCCGGATGGCAAATTAAGATACGTGACAGTCAGTAAGTGTATGAGTACTACAATAAGCAAGTGGTGCTATCAACACGACTATAAACCTTATCATGACTGCAGAAAGATAAAAATAGTATGATACCTGTTAAGGGCTATTGCACATTCCATCCCCTCAAAACCTGTTTAGTTGGTGATGTATTTCCTGTTGAAAAGTTTTCACATTTAAAAGATGATAGAATACTATCGCCATTGGCAAGAGTAATAGATGAAACTCGAGAAGATTTAGAAAATCTATCTGATACGTTAAAAACGTTTGGTGTGGAAGTGCATCGTCCTAACATGGAGGATACTCCTGTGGATCTATCTACCTATGCTCGTAAACCACCACAGCAAACTCGCGATGACATGGCTATTGTGGGGGAGAATTGCTATGTTGCAAACAATCTACCAGAGTACCGTCACATATTCAATCAAATACAGACTGATAAATTATTTTTTCCAAAGCAATACATGGATTATTCTGATCCAAGTTATACCTATGACATGAATATTAATGGTACACAGACTCCGGATCAACAGCGATTGCTCAGCACATCATTTATACATCTATTAGGCAAAGATTTATTTTGGGGTACTAATCAACCTAGGTGGAAAGACTCTCCAATAATACAATATCATAAACAGAAATGGGAATTGGAGGGGTTTCGTGTCCATGTACAGGCTACAGAAGAGATGGGCGGACACGGCGATGCCACTTGGTGTATTCTAAAACCAGGGGTGATAGTCACCCTACATGACCTACAGAATTATGAGGAAAAGTTTCCAGGATGGGATATACTTTATTTGGAAGACAAGTATTGGGATCAGTTATCTCCTTTCCGTACTATGAAAAAGAAAGTGGGCGGCAAATGGTGGATACAGGGAGAAGAGCACAACGATCAACTGATTAATTATGTTGAGAGTTGGTTGAGCAGTTGGGTAGGTTATTGCGAAGAGACTGTGTTCGAAGTCAACATGTTGAGCATCAATCCAGAGTTGGTGTTGGTCAACAATTACAATCAGAAAGTTTTTGATTTTTTAAAGAAACATCGGATAGAGCCCGTGGTATGCTCACAGAGACATCGTTGGTTTTGGGATGGTGGTGTGCATTGTCTAACACAAGATCTATATCGAGAAGGACAACAGAATGACTATTTTGAATAGAAATATAAATTACAAAAGCATGAAATTCTCTCTTCCTTTCTTAGAAATAATGCTGTTGCGTTCTTGCAATCTAAGCTGTCACGGTTGCACTACATTCAGTGATCTCAAACATCAAGGCGATTATTCGGATTGGGAGACTAATCGACAATGGTTGATAAATTGGTCTCAAAGACTAAACATAGAAGCCATAGGATTGATGGGTGGAGAGCCATTGATACATCCTCGCATAAGAGATTGGTTATTGGGCATAAGAGAGACACTTCCTGGTGCTCAAATAAGATTTGTGACCAATGGATTGCTATTAGAAAAACACATAGACATCATAGATGTGTTGTATGAACTAGGACATAGCGTTCTTAAGATCAGTGTCCATGTGGAAGATGATAAAATAAATCGCATGGTGAAATACATAATGAATCGTTTTGATTGGCGTCCAGTCACAGAATTTAATATTAATAGATGGAGTACTGATAATGAATTTAAGTTTCAAATAAACTGTCCAGAAAGATTCTTTAAAACATTCCGTGGATCTTATAACGATATGCTGCCACATGACAATGATCCTCGAGATGCATTCTCACTCTGTGTACAGAAAAAATGCCCGTTGTTGTTTAATGGCAATTTGTTCAAGTGTGGTACAGCGGCATTGACTCCCCCGATGTTGGAGCGTAAGAAGAATACTCATATAGATCTTTGGAAAAATTATATCACCAATGGTATATCATCAGATTGTTCAGAACAAGAGCTAGAACAGTTTATCAATAACTTTGGTAAACCTCACTCTATCTGTAGACAATGTCCATCAGAGCGGGATTTAGAATCCATTATAGATCATAGAAAGAATGTTGAATATAAATAATTAAGATAGAAATTCTACGACAAAGTCCAAATAGTTATTTTTCCTTCTTAAAAATTTTCAATGCCAAAATATCTGCAATCATTTTGATTTTATGACTTTTTAATAACAATAGATTTAGAATGAATTGGTGAATTGTGTTTCTAAAGATTTAAAATGGAATGGCTCGCTATTAACAAAGCTGGCTCGCTATTGGGTTTTATGATTTTACTCTTTTGGCAGAATAGTCTGGCAGTGGTCCACCATATTTTCGTCCCTTGATCCTTTTTCCACCCACTGTTTGAGTTCTACCATGTATTTTTTCTTTGCGATGACCGGAGCGTTTCATTTTTCCCTGTGATTTACAAGACGACACCCACGATGCCGGCAGACTGCTTTTGGGTCTGCTACAAGCACCACGTGGTGCTGGTCCTATAGCTTCTGTGGGCAGACATATTTCACGAATCTTCATACTCATATTTAATCCTTTGCTGTGAGTTGATCACGGCTTTATAGTTGTATATGCTATGCCTTTTCATATACATATACAGCTAATTTAATATCGGTTATCAGTTATATACCGTGATAACTTTAAGTACATCAGCATCGGGTACTGTTGAGTTTTCATCTGTTCGGCGTGTATCAGTTCCATAAATACCAGTATGAAGATTGCAGAAATCATACAACCAAAAACTCCAAGTGCCATCAACTCGTCTGTGACACAAGAAATTGTGCCACAAGATATAGCGTCAGAAGGTTGTGTGTCGGCCATAGCAGAAGCTATCTCTCAAATCTATAGACGAGCCAAAGGGGGAAAGTTAAAAACTGGGTTCCGCTGTACTTCAGGCCCGCGACGAGGCAGGATTGTGGCCAAGCCCTCTACCTGTAATGCTCGATTGAATCCCGTCAAGGGAGCAAAAATTCGACTGAAGAGGCAGGCCAAAGCTTCTCAAGCTGGAGTCAAAATGGCATTCACGAAAAGAGCTTCGGCTGGCTCCAAGAGGTTAAAAGGGTTGCAGGTGAGCAAAAAAAGCCGAGCCCTACAGAAGAGTAAGATAATCAAGCCCAAAAAGAAATAAGCATTCAAATTCAAAGACTTAAATGAAAGATCTGAAGTGATCAGGCATGATCTGGTTATGCACAGATTGACCTATACAGGATATAATATAAAGTATGAGTATGATCAGCGATACAAAAATATTGTCTATTGATGAAATCTATGAGCAGATACTGGAGAGCTATTTCCGCGGTGAGCTCACTGAAGGTGAGTGGATGATGAATCCAAATAAGGTTGTTCAAGTATTTGAAACCGAATGCCTAAAACACGGTCACGGGGTAGCAGACTATACTTTATATAATGCCAGCCTTGCAGATGAGTGTGAATGTCATTTAGATAAATTAAAAACAAAATTTATATAATAATAAGTATCTATATGGACATCATCAGTATCGTCACCGGTATCCTAAGTTGGCTACAGGTCAGCATGGGCCAGGCTTCTGTCACAGCAGGCACAATCTATCAGGGAGCGGTTGTGATTGACAAAGTGACCACAGAGGACTTTCGTGGTACATGGACAGCAGAATTGCAAGAGCAAGGAAAACAAATCATTCAGGGCTTCGTGGTCAGTGTAAATGAAAAAGAATAAAATAGAAAATTTCTGTTATAATGCTTTTTTAGGATTAGACATTTCACCCAGCGGTGATTTAAAACCATGTTGTAAGTATCAAGATAAATCTATACCTAAATTCAATATACTTCAAGGTATCGCCGCCTACAGGGATAGCGAATTTTTAAAAGATCTTCAAAATCAATTCTTAAATAATAGTAGGCCTGCAGGTTGTATTCGTTGCTGGCAGGAAGAAGACGCTGGAATAAAGAGCAAAAGGCAATTGGATTATGAACGACACAGTGATTCTTTTGACCAGCACGATATTAAAAAAACAGAGTTTAAAAATATTAGTTTAGCATTTGGTAATCTATGTAATCTTGCTTGTAGAATTTGCGGACCAGGTAGCAGTTCTAAATGGGCATCGGAAATGAAAAAGATGGATGGAAAAGACTATCCTATACATGATTGGTTCCGTGGCCCAAAAGCCATGTTGGATATAATAGAGAACACTCAACAAGCTATTCATTTTGATATACCAGGAGGAGAGCCATTGTTAGTGGACATACAAGAACATTTTATTTTTTTAGAAAATTTAAAAAATAATGGATCTTCTAAAAATATTAGCCTACACTATACAACCAATGGAACTAATTATCCTATAGATAAAAATTTAGAAATATGGAAGGCATTTCGAGAAATAGATATACAGATCAGCATAGACGACATCAAAGAAAGATTTGAATATAATAGATGGCCGGCCAAATGGGACACAGTTTATAAAAACATCAAAAAGTTTCAAAGACTAAAAGATCAAGAGAAGAATATTAAATTGAGCATATCTTTCACAGTCTCGGCCTTCACTATACTATATGCCGATGAATTTTATTCTTGGTGTTTATCTGAAGGATTGCCAAAGCCCTGGCTAGGTAGATTACATAATCCATTTCATTATAGGTGTTCTATTTTTCCTACAGATGTTAAAAACAAAATAAAGAAGAAATTAATGTCTTCAAAATTTTTTGAAATAAGAAAATTATCTAAATATTTAGAACTAGATGACGATAAATATTTTGATGATTTTAAAAAATGGATTGATCTGTTAGATTCTAAAAGAGATCAAAATTTTTACAGGACATTCTCAGAGCTTTCGGAATTAATATTATGATTAAGAAAAAGAATAAGACAGAAAAGGTTTGGTGGACGGGGTTGACCAAAGAGGATATGAACAACATTTCTAACAAGAAGTCTCAAAAGAAGTCTCGAAAGAAAACATCAGAGTCGTGGAGCAATGAATATTCTGATGTGGACAGATCCGAGAAGATAACTAAAAAATCTAAAAGATAAAAAATATGATTATCGTCACAGGATGTTCTCATTCTTCTGGGTATGAAATTAATGATCACTTGCTAGGGTTAGATACATTCTCAGAGAAAGACCGTAGGCGGGCCATATGGAAATGGTATAGAAAAAACTACAAAAAGAAAATTTCTTCTATAGAAGAACTTGACCAGGAGAGCCTCAGAAATTGGCATTTGATAAATGAAAGAAATTACAGCTGGCCTGCATTGTTATCAAAAAAACTAAGATTTGAAGTTATAAATTTATCCGTTGTGGGGTCATCTATAGGTCGTAGTATGATTGAATTTTCAAACTACTGTAAGAATAATAGTAGTAAAGATAGAAGAATTGCAATTCATCAATTGCCGCAAGTTGGCAGATTTTATATGCGATTTGATTCTAGTAGAATAAATGTTTTGCCAAATAGTGAATTGGAAGACATAGGATATAATAAGTTATATTTTGCTGATAAAGTAAAAAAATTAAAAGAGAAATACAAAAAAATAATTTACAAAGATACAAAAAATAATTATATCTTGAAACACTATCACCGATGTTTGAAAAGAATTATTAGATTGGGCATTAAAAATAACATTGAAAATTTTTTTATTCTGCCATCTCCCCAAATTTCAGCAGGCGAAGACATCAAGGTTATTATTGATAATTTTTATAATTTTATGGCTAGATATAAAAAAGGACCAGCAGGTCATGTAATAGATATCAACTTTAATAATGATATAGTAGATTTAATCATGAAAAAATTAAAAGAAAATAAATTGCTTTAGATCTAGACATTATTGATAAAAATACAATCAAAAGAAAATAATACATCTCAATAATTCATTGATTCTATTGACTTATTTCTGATTGACAAATTACCAAACGGTATTAGTATTAGATTTATGAGAATATCAGTTTTGGTGATAATCATACTTTTAATGAATGCCTCGACCACACGAGCAGAGATTACAGCTCGTGATGTCTGTATTGGATTGTTGATAGCCAGCAAGGTGATCACAAAGACCCAATCAGGCACTTGGGGGGCGAGTGTTCATGAAGAAGTTCATCAAGGGGTCAAGGATGCCATACGAAAAGCCGGCGAGAAATAAGGTTTTTTGAGTAGGTTGACATATTACCAAACGGTATTATTATAAGAGTTAATTTTAACAGGGAGGTTAATGCTATGCCAAATTGGAATAGTAATGTAGTTGAAGTAAGAGGACCAAATAAAATTGTGAAAGAGCTTGTGGATCACAAGTTTGATTTCCAAAAGATATATCCATGCCCTGCGGCATTGAATATCACAGCAGGTCGTGAAGGTACTGATGATTCTGTGGAGCAGAAGGCTTTGGTTGCTAAAGAAGAAGCGAATTTAAAAAAATACGGATACCGCAACTGGTATGACTGGTGTGTGTCAGAATGGGGTACCAAGTGGAACGCAGGTGGATCTGACAACGAAGACATGATCGTGGACTACGACGAGGATGTAGATGACACGGGCATCGCCCTGTTCACTTTCTCATCAGCATGGGCACCACCCGTGGGAGTGTTTCAAAAATTAAAAGAACTACACCCAGACCTATACATACAGGGCAGATACTACGAGCCCGGCGTGGGGTTCTTTGGTGTGTGGGACGATGGTGACGATCGTTGCTATAATTTTGAGAGCATCGAGAAAGGATCCCAAGATGACTTCTGGAAGACGGAGGACGGCATACTATTGGACGAAAACTTTGACATCGTGGAGGACATGATCCGCAACGAGGAATATGAGATGGATGAAGGTGCCAAGAAGGTCAGAGACTATGTGAAGGGTGAACCGCAGAACTGTGAGGAGACTGTATAATGGCAACACGAGCGAGAATAGGCATACAATTACCAGACGGCCAGATCAAGGCCGCATATCAGCATTGGGATGGATACCCAGGTGGACTGGGCTATAACCTGATAGACAACTGGACCAACCCTGAAAAAGTTTTGAAAGCGATCCGACTGGGCAACGCCAGCCATTGGGGCATGATAATCGGTGACAAGACCGATTTCGATGACAGTAAGAACGAGATGCACGACATACAGAATGTCTATTATAGCAGGGACCGCGGAGAGAAGGATCAAGGACCCCGCACCTATGTGGACGAGCAGGAGTATCTGGCAGAAGGATGGGGTTCGGGCGAGGAGTTCATATACCTCATGAAGGACACAGGACACAAGGATCCATTTGGTGAGACACAGGGTGAATGGTTCTATGCCACAAGAGTTTGGAACACAGGCGAGAAGGATTATGATCCCGCGGTGGGCTTCCAATCACTGAAGGTGGAGGCCATGAAAGACAAGATCCGTATGTTGCAATTTGATCTAAAGAGCATTGAGGACAGCAGAAAGAAGGTGGCATGAGCAAAAAAATCAAATTGAAATTTTTACTGAAGACCGAGCAGGGCGAGATGCTGACGAGACAGCAGGTAATAGACAGGCTGTGCCAGTATGACGTGTTTATGCTGATGAGGAACATCAACCTCGAGGACTATGACTGGTTGAGCGACACCAGGGAGCATGGCTTCAAGGGCTATCGCAACTATACCGATGAGGAGTTGAAAGAGGAGTGGTTGGAGAGCGAGGCGGGTTGGAGCAACATGATAGCGGACGAGGAGCAACCCTACGACATAGCATCTACCATGGAAGTGAAGTGATAAGAAGTTTAGAAAAGATATGGGCTCGTGCCACTGGACACTTGATGGGCCATACCGACGATGATCGTCCAGACATACCCATACTGACCTTGCGTGAAGCAAGAATTGCTCTTTTCTTAAAAACATTTTGGGTGATATTACATACTATTACCTGCCTATTCATAATTGCCAACACCATGAGGCATTGGTAATGCGACAATACCACTTCCGATTGAAAGCGGGCAATTTTTCGAATTCATACTTTATAACTGATTCCAACAGAGACAGAGCTTTTGATTCTGCTCAGTGGGAATTTTTTAAAGACTGTGAAGCTCAAGGGTTCGTGGCCATGAGCTGTCTTTTAGAATTTGAGGAAGTGAATGAGATATAGGCCGAATAAGTCATTGATTTTATTGACTTAATCGTGGTTGACGTATTACCAAACGGTAGTATTATTAGAGTATAACAAGAACTTGGGAGGGTTCACAAATGCAAAAACTAAAATTAGTAGACGTACTTAACGACATACTTCACATGGACAATGACGCTCTCAACAGAGTGATTGGTGCCGTGAAGATGAGGAGAGATCAATTACATTTTACCAATACGAGATCTTTCAAATCCGGCGACAGGGTGGAATTCACTTCCAGCAGAACTGGTAAGGTGTTGGCTGGTACGGTTGGCAGGATCAAGATCAAATATGTGGTTGTGGACTGTGACAATGGTCAGAGATGGAACATACCGGGCGGTATGTTGAGACTGGCACAGCAGAAAGTGACGGCTTAATGACCAAGACAAAATTATATCCGAGAGCAGAAGACCTGGGCCTAAACGCCTACAGGAAGAGAACCTATTACACCTTGTTGGTGGAGCAGGATGTATTGGCCAAGGATCAAGATGCGGCCGATGAATTGTTCAGAGATGGCGGTGGCATCAACTATGACAGGATACTGAGAGACCTTACTCTGGAAGACAAGGGTGTGGAGACCGTGATAGTGGACGCCACATACACCGGAGACACTGGCAACACAGAATATTTAGGCAAAGTGGTATTGAACCCCGACAACGACTACGCCGCGGAAGATGGCGATGTGGTGTTGGATGCCTATGCAGATGAAACAACCAAGGAGACAGCATGAAGAAACATATAGCACCCGAAGGAGCAGAGTTCAAGTACAGAGTCACTAGGATCAGCACGGGCTCGATCACAGAAGTGGCCTACATAACTGCCACCAGCGAGGACGAAGCAGAAGAGAAATTATCTCGTGATGAGCTGGACAGCGATTTTGAGATAGTATCGGATGATATGAGTGTGGAAGAAGAGACGATCCGTAGATGCAACAGCGAAGAGAAGGAGCACGCCTAATGAGTCATTTGGATGATAAGCAACAGTTGATAGACATTATCAAAGGCGAGGAGAAGATATACAGCCAGATGATCTATACCATGGGTTTCCAAAGATTGGTCAAGGCCACATCTAAGGAAGAGGCCATCAGCAAGTTCCAGAACGATCATATAGACGTGATCGCTGACGACGAGAATGTGGACTGTGATGATCACAGCGAAGTGGTTGAGACAGATATGGAGGTCACAGAGCTGTATGGCGAATAGAGATTTCCAAGTGGGCGATATTGTGAACAACTTCAACACGGGCATCCGTGGCGAGATTCTGGACATAGATTGGGGTACCAATGAAGCAACCATCCGAGACCTAGATTCAGAATATGAGCACCCAGAGGATCAGTTGATCTATAGGGTGTGGGACTTAACATTATACTCAAGGGGGTAGTATGACAAAGAAAGAAGAGAATCAATTGGCGGCTCTATTAAAGCAACTGTATGGCCGGGATTGGCAGTTCACTTGGAAGAGTGAGGATTCGGGTTTCAGTTTAAAATTAGAAGTGGAAAAAACCGCGAAGGAGACAGCATGACAAGAATACTATTTGACATGAGTCGTTTAAAGAGAGAATTCACTCGAGAGAACCTACAGGCGTGGGCAGAGTTCTTGGCAGAATGCAATAGAGCGAACTTCTATTACAAATCCGATGGTTGGAGTCAGGGTGAATTGGTGGACTTTGATGATACAGGATTCGCTGAGATAGAATTAAAATGGGGTGATGATCAGAACGATCACGAGCAATACTCAGACCTAGTGGAGTATGACCGGGAGAAATTCTATTACGAATTTGATAAGATGAAGGAAAAACTAATGACTAACCCAGAGGAGATAGTAGGATGAAGAAGATGGGCAGAGAAGAGGCTATACAGTACCTATGCCAGAAGGACTTTGAATATATCAATTCCAGTGATGGTGCTGGACTAGAGTTATTAGACAGCATATTGGCAGATGGATTCAAAGGTTATGGCAATTACACTGATGAAGAACTGAACTCAGCTGTGATGGAGAGAAAAGAAATGGAGAAAATGGGTATATGAAAAAGAAAATAATAGGACAAGTGGGTGTGGATTCAGGATCCATATTGATATCGGATCCCAGTTATATCAACGATCACTTCAGCATTGAAGGTGATGACATCTATGACATCTATCCAGACAAGGACAGATATCGTCAGATCAGTACCAAGAAGACCAAGAACACAATCAAGATACCGATTGCGATGACACTACAAACAGGTTGGGGTGATGGAGTGTATCCAGTCACAGCTCACTACAACAAGGATGGCAGGATCGCCAAGGTGGAGATAGTGTTTGATGAATACTTTGAATAACAACAACCAAAAGGGAGAAGCAATGACGACAACAGCAACGACAACGACAACCAAGAAGGTGGTGAGAAAGTTCCACACGGACCCCGGACACGGCTGGATCTGTGTAAAGATAGCAGAGTTAGAAGCTCTGGGCATCGCGGACAAGATCACTGAATACTCTTATATGAGGAAACAGTCGGCCTACTTGGAGGAAGATACTGACTATACGACTTACCTTAATGCTCTCAAGGAGAGAGGCATCGAGTTAGAGACTGTGGATGGCAAGGTCTTTGACAAGCCACATCCTATCAGAAGATTTGAACCATATCAGTATGGGTCAACGGCACCATTGAAAAAAGTGGCATAATACTTTTTAATACTTGGGTCTAGAAATAGGCCCAAGTAATTTTTTTTCTGCCCATTTCGTTTTCATTTTTTCAGAATATTTTTTTTTGCGTTCAGGGTTCCATCGTTCTTTATTAATTTTTAATTGTTTTTTTCTGTATTCAGGATCCTGCCATAATTTTTTACTTATTTCTGACAGTTTTTTCCTATATAAAGGATCTTCCATTTTCTTTTTGTATTCAAAAGTTTTCCAAAGCTCTTGACTAATTTCTGATCGTTTTTTTCTGCGTTCGGGATCTTGCCATATTTTTTTAAGAGTTTCCGATTGTTTTTTTCTAGTTTCGAGAGACCTTTTTTTACTTAAACCTTTCATTATTTTCTTTAATTTTTCTTTTACTTCTTTGCTATGGAAATATGGTTCACTTCTAGTTTTACGGTTTAATAAAATTCCTGTACCAAGATCTTTACGACCAAATTTTAAAATTAAATTTTCTTCAATATCACAGGCTATCAAATTGGTTAAATTTTCATACAATTTTTTAATTTTTTCATTACTTGGAACTTCTATATTATGATGTTTAACGAAACATCTATTGCCTTTGCCTTTGCCAATATAGTAGGGTTGGCCTTGCTCATCATAGTAGGCATAGACATAATGCTCTTTTAAATACACAGCTGGCACTCCTTTTCAGTGTTAGGGCCTATGGATACTCTAATATCGCGATAGGCGTTTAATCTATAATTATTTATCCAAATAAACCATTGATTTTGTTGACTTTTTAGTGATTGACCTAATACAGGTCCATGTTATACTGATAGTATAAACAATTTTAACTGGGAGGTTTAAATGTTTGCAGATAAGACAAAGATACACCAAGAATTAAAAACAAGATTTAGAAATGAATCTGATCTAACTGTCTCTATGATGACGAGAGCAATATCAGATTTAGATATATCCAATCCAGCGGCTTTGGATGTGATGTACGAAGATGTGATGTTCTTCACGGGTGACTGGCCAGAATCAGAAGGTTGGGGTTCATCTGACACAGCGGCTTTGATTCAATCAGTTAAGGCGACATTAATCAGCAACGGCTACCTAAAGGAGGCGGCATAATGACATACCAAACAGGATACACGGAAAAGGTATTAATGGAGCAATTCATGGGTGCCTACATCGATCATAACCACATTGTGAGATGGAGAAGCAACGACCAGATACCGTTCCAGGATATGCTGGCTGACTTCAGAGCATTGGGGTTGATAGATGAGGATGCCCAATTGGGTTCTTCTCTATTAAGGGAGAAAGAGGACGAGGAGTTCTGGGCGACACACGACATTACCAAGCCGGGGGAGAAATAATGAGATACATCACAGTAGAGAATGACAATGACTTTCAACACACCAATCAGGCAAGGAATACCAAACAGGCTCTGGGCTTCTACATCGATGCCGTGGAGAGAAGTGAGCGAGACAGGGAGACCTATCCCAAGATATTTGGTGATGCTGGATTGTTGGAGCGAGTGGAGTTGGTCAAGGAGAGAATCAAGAATTTTTTCAACAAGACCGATGACGAGATGTATGTGACCTGCCGATACAATCGAGGCAACGCATTCATATCGGTCAAGCCGGACTCCAGCTTGTTCAGCAAGAGATCCAGAACAGAAAAATATGAGCTATTATTGAATCCAATCAGATCATTGGGTGGATACATCCAGGAGAAGAACACTTCTTCGGGGTGGTTCGTGAGAGTGTATTATAAAAACCAACAGGAGGCAAAATGACGATACAAGTACCCAACAACAGCCTATGGCAGTACATCGAGAAGGATCACATAGACTCTTCAATCAAGAAGACCATATGGGAGGAGTTCGTGATGAGCCATCAAGAGGAGTTCGCTGAAAAAGTGAGCGAGTTGGCTGAGGAGATGTGGAGTAATTATAACCAAGGAGCAGAATAATGATAGACGATAGACTGAGCGACCAAAGAGACGAGTTCTTCGCAGATATTCAAGCAGGAGACCTTGTGTTCTTACAGGCAGACGATGGCAGTGAAATAGCCGGCATAGCTGTGGAGAGATCGTGGGTGGGTTGGATCGTGGAAGGTGGTGTAGAGGTGACGGAATATGAAAATTACCTGGGACACATCAGCCGAAACCAATTGACCGGAGTGGCGGCATGATCAGCAAAATCAAATCAAAGTATTCAGAGAAGACCTATCAAAGCACCACGGGCAAGATTAGACCAGTGAACGGTTGGAAGGTGTGGGTGAATGGTGTCAAATACCCAGACGAGAGAACCTATGTATATTCACAGCCCAACACAGAAGAAGGCAAGCATCATGCGGAGGTCATGGCACTCAATGATGCCCTGCATAAGATATCGAAAGGAAAATATAAATGGAAAAAATAAAGACCAAATCATCAGCACCACGATTGCCGTTTGATTGTGTGGTGGGCACAGATTTTGAAGATATCAAGAATCCTTTCTCAGGAGAGACTGTGACCTGTCCGCCCGACTTTGTGGCTGTGTATGACACTATCAAAGGAGCGGAGCTCATGGGTGAGTATGAACACATGGACAAGGGGTTGGATTGGGCAAGACAATACTATCCTGAACTTTATATGAAGTTATTGGATTAGATGAGAAGAAAGAAAACCTACATCCATGTCAATCAGCACGTCATTCGATCCAACAAGAAGAATGACGCCAGCGATCCCGTGATCACAGTGAAGAAGGGCACGAAAAATACCTATTGCTCCAGAGTGAGGATATTGGGGCCAAGCGAAGTGATCTATGGTGGCAACGACCGAGCTCTATTGAGCTGTGGTGCCCGAGTGGTGATTGCCACAGAAGCAGAAGTGGAGATAGTGGAATGAGCCAAGCAACATGGCATTTTTAGTAGGTTGACCCATTACCAAACCATGCTATACTGATACTATAAACATTTAATTGGGAGGTTAAAATGATAACACAAGATACAAAAGAACTATTAAAATTCAATGCTCATGGAGTGAGCCCAGCAGATATCTATAAGGAAGCCTGTGAAGCGGCCTGCAAGGCTGTGGACACTTTCTATGCTCAGCACGGTGAGCCCATGTATTGTGGATTTGGAGATGTGAAGATCACTCCGGCTAGAGGCACATTGGTAAAATATTTGAAAGACATCAAGATTGGTAGCAATGGCTGGAATGGTGGTTGGAGGATCAGCTCATATGACATCATGAGAGGACACCAGTTATGCCACACTCAATCAATGAGCATCAAAGAAGAAGCCTGCGATGCCTTTGCAAAGGTATTAGAAAAATATGGCATGACAGCCTACTCACAATCTAGAGCGGACTAATGAAGAACAACATAATCAAACTGGCATCAAAGAGAACTGGCAAGAACAAAACCTTGCCAGCAACCTCGATGACTACTAGGATAACAGCTATTAGAAAGAAGGTACATCATGTCTAGAATTTATTATTATCAAATACTTTATAAAAAAACAAATGAACTAGGGTCTGACACGACTTATATTAAAGCCCAAAGTATTAGTGAAGCAGAATCTAAATGTGGAATACCTAAAGAAGACATCAGAGGCATTTTTAATTTGAAATGGGATCAACAGCACGAATATCATACATTTAAAGAAAAGAACAGAAAAAGAATATATTACAAAGTGAAGAAGATGGATGAGCTGGAAAGGTTCGTCTTACCACCAGACATACAGAGCTGGATCTTGCGATACGATGCGGGTTCAGAACAGGCCCTGGTCAAGCAGGTGCCATTGACACCGGACAATATATCAATGATAGATCGTTTGGCTGGCATGATGCCAATCACTCGCAGGTATCGAGGACCCCGACATAATTCTAGAAACTTCACTAGAGATTGTCCCAAGAAGGATGCGGAACGAGTTTCAATTTACTTAAAAGAAAGGGTGGCATAGATGGCGTACTGGCAGAAATTAAATTATTCAGAAAATAAGTTTCAACCATTCCATATAAAATTGGATTACTGTGACGAGGAGATCTCTCTCAGAGACATATACAAGTTCGATGATGATCAGGAGTGGATCGACCGGACCGCACAGGAGATCATAGATGGATACAAGTATTTCGTTATCCTGAGAGCCAAGGTATATCTAGCAGGAGTAGAGTTGGCATCACACAGTCTGGGTGGCCTATTGTTTGACAACACAGATGAGATGGAGAGCATGATGAGATTGGATTATGAGGGCATCATAGCGGAGGCCGTGGACAAAGCCAAACATAATTTGAAACAGATGAGTGAGGCCATGAGCGGAGTGGCGGCATGACCGATATAGATAATTTTGCTCTATTGAATGATCTTAAGGAGTTGTTAAGACAGCTGGATATCGGAGACACAGAACAAGTGAGGACAGAATTACAAGACATCATTGATCGAGTCCAAGCGGATTGTGATGAGAAGCACAGGATCTACCTAGAGCGAGTGGAGAGATACATAGGTCATGTGGATTCGGCTCTCAAGGATAGAAAATAACTGGCATAAAACATAGATTTTTTAAAAGATACAAGATCCAGTATCACTCAACAGCAATAATACTAGATGTTGTATCGTTTGGCAAGATCACCGAGGTTGACGCTAATACAGCCGTGTTATAATGATAGTATAAACAATTTTAACTGGGAGGTTTAAAAATGTTAAAGAAGAAGATAGATAACAATAGCAAGTCAGGCATGATGGTGGGCTACATCCATCAGTCAGGCGACATCACTGCCATAGAGCCGGGTTGGAACATGACTCCGCTGGTGTTGGCGAAATTATTAAAAGACCTATATCCAAACAAACAGGAGGCCATTGAGTTGGTTGACTCCGCTGTGTTGGTACCCGTGTTCAGAAAAGAAGACTACGAGTATGTGGATGGTTTTGGTGGTGTGCTGGAATCCAATATCAATTTTTATGAAGAGAATGTTAGAACCCATGTGGGACATCTATTCCTATTCATGAAAGGTGCTTGGCAATATTCCAACAACGGCACCGACTGGGATCCAATCTCAGAAGTGTTCATTGACGGCAGTGGCATCAAATTCTCCGAAGTGAGACAGGCCGTGGAGGCGGCGGCCTAGATGGTGAGCATGGATTCAATCACTAGAGTGGCTTTTGAATTGTTGGTGGCACTCAACATCGGCTATTCAGAGGACCTACATCGCAAGCCATTCAACAACGACGAGTTATTTTGTCTGGCTAAAAACATTTATTTTGAAGCTCGTGCTGAATCCATGCAGGGCAAGATTGCTGTGGCATCAGTGGTCAAGAACAGGATCAAAGATCCCAAGTTTCCCAAGACCTATTGTGATGTGATCAAAGAAGGACGACACAGCGAAAGCTGGAAGACGAAAGGTGTGGCAGGAGTTGAAGATAAGGACAGGATATTTGTACCTAAAAAAAATCAATGTCAATTTTCATGGTACTGTGATGGATTGAAAGACATCATATGGATACAACTGAAAGACGGCACTCCTATCGAACATAACAAGACTTCGTGGAGGGACTCTGTGAATGTGGCACTGATGGTGATGAGTGGACAGGCTCGAGACAACACAGGCGGAGCCACTTATTATTATGCCCACAATCAGGTTTATCCGGATTGGGCGGACAAATTTACCAAAGTAGACGTCATTGGTAATCATACATTTATGAAGAGATGATCATAGACTTTTTTGTGA